TCTTGGCTACCGCAAATTACACACTGCAGGAACGCTTTACGGATGCGAACTTCTCCGTCTTCAATCCATGTATCAACAAGTTCACATTCATCAAATTTCAATGTTCGACGAACTTCTATAGGTATTGTGTATCGACCGAGACTGTCCAGCTTCCTACCTTTACCTTTTTTCAAGCAAATAACATTACCTTTTAAGTACATGTGCAAATCTTGATTCACATCATAATTCAAAGCCCTTCTATATTCGATTGGCAGTGTAATTCTGCCTAATTCATCTAACCTTCTAACTATTCCTTTCATATTGACCTCCTTCAAATTTCGTGCTATCATGCACTTATGATAGTTTTTTCTATGTGCTCACTTTGGACTGGCGGGTCCTGGTGAGCTTTTTTCTTCTACTTACACACCATGGACATTCATATCCGGTACATGGTATTTTCTGCGGTACACTTATGTTCCATCTTAGTTGGCATGTCTTGCATTTAGCTTTCATAACCAGCGACCTTCCTTCCAGTGTGTGTTTATTATTACAGAACTTAAAACTAATAAAACTGCTCCACAAGCTCCTCTTGTTATGGCTTGTCCTATTGTTATGTGATTTAATTGCAGACTGCCAAGTGTCCCAACTATGTACCCAATAGAGCCAGTAAATAGGAAAAATGCCATTAACTCCAGGATCTTAACCTTCATCTATCCCATCCTCGCTCTCATATACGATATTCTCGTAAGCATAATCAACCATCTTAGAGACAATTTCTCGCAAAGATTTACCTGTCTCATCTGCTACCTCAAGCACCTTGTTAAAGCTCTCTGCATCAATGTTTCAATACTTGTCCCTCCTTTAATTTTTCTTATTGCCCAATCTTCTAAATAAGCAATCGTTAAGCAAATAATTACTGTAATCATTACCACTATTAAATCCATCTTCTTTCTTATTGTAATTTTTTGTTATTTTGTGGTATAATCTCCTTACAAGCTGGCGAGCTGAATATTAAAGAAAGGAGATTGTCCATGAAGCTTAATCCTGACTGTATTCGTGATATTTTATTGACCGTAGAAGAAAATACTTCTTTTAGTAATTTATTTGAATTTGATCCAGATGATATTAAGTATCCAAAGCTACAATCTTATGAAACAGAAGAAATCCTATATCATTTAAGACAATGTAAATATGATGATTTCTTCTCTGATTGCAAATTCACTACAACTGGTCTTTGTGTTGTTCTAGACTTAACTCCAAAAGCCCATAGATTTTTAGCAGATATAAGAACCGATACTATCTGGAACAAAACTAAAGAAACCGCAAAAAGCATAGGTTCGTTTTCGCTTGATGTGCTTGTGAAAATAGCTTCTAACGTTGTTACATCAATGATTAATTCTGCTCTTCAGGGTAATTCACCATCATAGTCAGCTTGAGCTCTGTGTGTTTCTCTACGGAGCTCTTTATCTCAAAATTAGTAACTCCTTTGATTTCGACTCCATCAAGAAAAAGTCTTGTCTTTTTCCCATCTTTCTTTACCGATAGACTCATCACGTTCTTCCCTCCATCCTATTATTTGTTTTATACAATCGTTTCACCTACCAATTTTGCAAAGCGTTTAGCCTACCCTTCATCTTGCTCAAAGCAATGTACTTTCCTAATTCTGTCTTTGTAAAACGTAGAATTTCATAAGGCTTGTCCCTCCCTTCTACCGCCTAAGCGGTTTTCTCTTGAGCATTAAGTTGTCGGAGTATGTTATCAGCTACTCTCTGAAGTATCTCAATAGACTCTTCTCTACTACGAATGAAATCATCATGTATTTCCACTATTGTTGGACCATTTTTATGTTCTTCTACTAACATTTCACCGCCTCCCTTACAATTTATGCTTTGCAGTTTGTACTTGTTGCATATTACTCTTTAGCGTATTGACAATTTAAGTTATTAGCTATAGAATAAATTCGAACTTCTGTTTGTTACACTGCTTTTTCACGGGTAAACAAATAATCATAATCATATTCTGGAAAGAATACTTTTTTGATTTTTGCTGCTTCATCAAATGTAAATCCGGATGCAACAATGCCGTTTAACTTATCGCTAATGGTTGCCTCTCTGCATTCCAGTAGATTAGCGATTTGCTTTCCCGTAATTCCTTTTAATTTCATAACCTTGAATAAATTAATATACATAGGCTTACTCCTTTCATTTATAATTCGAAATTCCGTATTTCTTATTTGCATTATATACCGACTTCCGAATTAGGTCAATATAAAAATACTGACTTTCGAATTATTACGGTATTCCGTATTTTATGCTTTACAAAATATGTCACATAGTATATAATGTAAAAAGTATACAAATTAATAATCGAGGAGTTTGATATGGAAAAAGCAAAGATATTGGAACAGTTAATTAAAGAAAAAGGTTATAATTTAAAATCATTTGCAGAAAAATGTGGAATTCCTTATACGACATTGTATGGAATTATCAAGAATGGTGTGGGTAGAGCATCTATGGATAACATACTAATTATATGCAGATGTCTAGGGATAAAAGTTGAAGATCTTGAAGCTATGGCCGAAGGCATAGAAGAATTAGAACCAACATACGAAGATTTGCAATCTCTCATTGCACGTAATGGCAAAAAACTAACTACAGAAGAAAAAATGAAATTAATAAAAATGTTATCAGAACTATAAAGGATTTTATTATGGATTATGCAACAATAAAACATATGACTTTAAAAGTATTTGATTTTTGTAATATAAAATCTTTTCCAATTAATTGCTTTACGATAATTAAAAAATATGGGCTTGAGGCAAGATCTTATTCATCATTAGATGATGAATTAAGAAATTACTGTCTTTTATATAGTGATGATGCTTTTAAATATAAAAACCTTATATGTTATAACGATCTTAAACAGTCAGGACGAATAAAATTTTCTTTAATGCATGAGCTGGCTCATATATTATTAGGGCACCAAGGTGATCATACTACTACTCAGGAGCAAGAGGCTAATTTCTTTGCAAGCAATATTCTAGCCCCACGTATGGCCATACATTATGCTAGGTGTAAAAATTCAAATGATGTTGCTAAAATATTTGAAATAACTAATGAAGCAGCTCAATATGCTTTTGAAGATTACAGAAGATGGTATCGATGGGTCAAATATCACAAAATGAATTCGTTTGATAAAGCTATGTATTCTTATTTTTATAATGAAGAACAAGGTAAATTTATTTATAGTATTAAACAATGTGCATATTGTGGAGATGATATATACAACTCTCTCGATTACATATGTAGAAAATGCAATGTTTCCAACCATTATTGCATCTATAATACACCATATGATACTGACCTATTAATTGCTGAGAACCAATGGCTTTACGGAGGACTGTAATATAAAGGAATATAGAAATAAAAAAACCGCCTCTGCGCCAACAGAGACGGTGTTACGATATAGATAGACCAGAGCCTATAATATCGCCCTAAGCAAGCATATTATATCATATTAGGTAATTTTTAACAAGCTCTGGTTTTGTTGAACTAGGGTATTTTTATGCCCTTTTATCATAGAATCAGATAAGGAGTGGTGATAATATGCAATATGTAATCTATCTTAGAAAGTCTCGAGCAGACATTGAAGCTGAGGCTCATGGCGAAGGTGAAACTTTACTTCGGCATGAAAAAGCACTTCTTGATTTAGCCAAAAGACAAAAACTCAATGTAACTGAGATATATCGCGAAGTAGTATCCGGTGAAACGATATCTGCTAGACCAATGATGCAAAAACTACTCGAAGAAGTTGAACAAGGCCTTTGGTCCGGTGTACTAGTTATGGAAGTTGAGCGTTTGGCAAGAGGTGATACCATTGATCAGGGTATAGTTGCCCAAGCTTTTAAATATACCGGAACTAAAATAATAACTCCAATGAAAGTATACGACCCTTCGAATGAGTTTGATGAGGAGTACTTTGAGTTTGGCTTGTTTATGTCAAGAAGAGAATACAAAACAATCACTAGACGTATTCAAAGAGGTAGAATTGCATCAGTTAAAGAAGGTAAGTACATATCCTCTGTGGCACCATACGGTTATAATAGAGTTAAGATAAAAAATGATAAAGGTTATACTCTTGAGATCAATCCTGAACAAGCTGAAGTTATAAAAATGATATTTAATCTTTACACTATCGGAGAACTACAAGCAGATGGTACATATGAAAAATTAGGATCCGTCCGCATTGCTAGAAAGCTAGATAGTCTGGGGATTAAGCCTATGAAAAATGACACTTGGTCTAGAGCATCAATTCAAGATATTTTAAAAAATCCTGCTTATATAGGTAAAATTCGATGGGCTTATCGTAAAGAAATTAAATCCGTTAAGAACAACGAAATAGTAATCACTCGTCCAAACGCCGAAGATTATATTTTGGTCGACGGCTTACATGAAGCAATTATTTCGGAGGAAACGTTTAATAAGGCTCAAAAAATACTTTCAAAACGTGGCCAACCTCCTGTACCAGGTGGCAATGCATTGAAAAATCCGCTAACTGGATTAATTTACTGTGGTAAATGTGGTTCAATGATGACACGTTTGGCAAAAAATAAGAAAACTCCATATGATGCGATAAAATGCCCTAATCGATATTGTGATAACATATCTTCTCCTCTTTATCTTGTAGAAAATGTATTAATAAATGAACTAAGAACATGGTTGTCTGAATTCAAAGTAAAATGGAATGTAGCAAAGCTTGATATACCATATGCGCAAGCCATCAAAGATAAAGAAGCAGCAATACAACAAACAAAGCAGCAACTAGATAAGATTAATGAACAGCGAGAAAGAATATTCACTTTTCTTGAACAAGGAATATATACTCCCGAAATATTTACAGAGAGGAATAAGAGATTGTCCGATCAGATAGATAAGATAGAAAATGCTATAAGGATGCTTGAAAGAGATCTTAAGATATTGAAGGAACAGGCAGATAAAAACGAAGTATTTATTCCAAAGGCAGAACATATTCTTGATGCTTATATGCAATTAAAATCAGCAGTTGCTAAAAATGAAAATCTTAAGGAAATAGTTGAAAAAGTAGAATACATTAAAACAGAACCTAATCGTAAGGGCAACCGGGAAAATGCAAACTTTAGGATCCGTATTTATCCTAAGGTTATTAAGTTTTAACTATTACCTGTGACTTGCATATTCATATAGATATCCCCATACACCTTATAGGTAAAATAAATAAATTAATTAACTTACTAACGATAGCTT